CAAAATAAACTAAAAGCACTTGACTTTGATGAAAAACGCGCTGTCTTAGCGGTTCAGAAGGCGAATAAAGCACAAACAACGGCTAAAGCTAAACTTGATGCTGCTAATAAAGCTGCTGCGGATGCTGCTCTTGCTGCTGTTGATAATGACACACTTGCCGATGCTGCTGTTGCTCTTGCTGGTGATCAAAATCGTCTTCGTGATTCTGCTAATGCTGCTGATCCTAAAAATTTTGGTATTGCTGCTAATTATCTTGCTACTAATCCTCCTACTCTTACTGTTATTGTTAATAAGCTTGCTGCTGCTGCTGCTGCTGTTGCTCCTGCTGCTCCTGCTGCTGCTATTACTTTACATGATATTACTACTGCTCTTACTGCTGCTGTTACTCCTGCTGCTGCTGCTACTGCTCTTGCTGCTGTTTCTGTTAATCCTCCTCCTACTGCTGCTGCTGCTGCTGCTGCTGCTGCTGCTCTTGCTAAGGTTGAAGCTGATGCTGCTGCTGCTGCTGCTGCTGCAAAAGCTGCTGCTGCAAAAGCTGCTGATAAAGCTGCCGACGAAGCTAAATTTAGTGCTTCAGCAACTACTGCTACTGCTAGTGCAAAGCATGATGCTGCTAAACTTGAAGCTGCACGAACTAAAAAAGAACTTGAGACTGCTAATAGTGCTCTTGCTGCTGCTAATAGTGCTCTTGCTGCTGCTGCTAAAAAAGCAAAAAAAGATTCAAAACCTATTAGTATTACAAATATGAAATCTGATATTGATGAACAAATAGCAACACATTTTAAAGAGATTTTCGCACCTCCGGTTACTACTCCAGCACCAAAAACAGGTGGACAAAAAACACAGAAAAATAGATATAGAGGAGGCATTCGTAAAAATATGAATTCTATTGATTCGTTTGATTCTATTGACTCTGATCTATAAAATGATTATAATTATTTAAAGAATTAGTAATAGCTAGTTCTTCTAATTCAGATAAATTAAAAAAGCTAATTATTAATTTATCTCGTTGCTGTTGATTTAAATTTAATAAATTGGGAAAATTTATAATTTTAGTAATATTTGGTAAAAACAAAAAGGCATACTTTTCTAAATAACGCATTCTATAATTAGTTGTTGAAAAAATAAATAAAGCAAATTTTGTTGAGAGAAATGCTTGTATTTGTTTTAATTCTTCAAGTGAATAATCATTTATAGTTAAAATATAATTATCACGTGAAGATATACCATAGTTTCCTGAGCTATCTAAGTATGGAAATCCATACATTTTATGGGCCAATATTAATTTTGGTATATTTGCATAATGTTGTAAAATATTTGAATAATTTTTTATTAATTGCGGTGTTTTATTTGAGAGATTTGTAGTTTTAATATTTAATATAGTATTTGTATCTGACTCTCCAAATAATGATTTTTTGGGTGGACTATTTGATTTATAAACTTTTAAATAACCTACTTGCTCAACATAATATAATAGTTTATTTATAATAGTAATTCCGTGTGTTGGAATTGGATAATTTAATAATAATTTATAATCAATATAAGTTTTATAAATTTTATCGTAAATTGGGATTGAATTTTTTGGGGGGACTTTCCCATAGGTTCCATAAAAAAAACAAGTAGGGGTTTGTGCTTGATACAAAAATTCTTTTTGTGTTTCATTTGTTGAGAGACAATGTAAATTATTTATTGTAAAATTATTATTTACTAAAATGTTGTAAAGTCCTGCTTTGTCTGGTTTCATCCATAATGCCGGTATTATTAATGCTAAGTGTCCATTTGTTTCTAGCAATGTCAGACTTTTTTTAACAAATTCAACATATACTTGTTTTCCATCGTCTGTTTTCTTTAATGAATTATTTGTGGGAGTTTTTAGTGCTCCATTAATATTATATGGCGGATTGCCAATAATAATATTAAAATGTTGATTGTTATTTAAGACTTCATTAGCATTTAACATAAGAAAATCTGTTTTTATAATATTTGTTTTGTGAGAAAAAAGGGTTTCTAATTTATTAATGTGTGGAATATAAATTTCGCACATATAAAGCATATTTTCTAATATATGTGCTTTTCGTGTTTCATTATTTGGAATTGCTCTTGATAAATTATTCATTAGACGATTATAAAGATTTAAAGAAAATGCTCCATTTCCAGCACCAATATCCAACCATTTTAATGTTGGGTTTTTATAATGTTCTAATGGTATTAAATCTAATATTTTGTCAACTAAAGAATTTGGTGTATAAACTATGCCATAATTATTTTTATCTTCTTTTGAAATTGACATAATTATAATAATTAATATATACTAATTAATATATACTAATTATTATAGTATAACATAAAACAAGAAAAAAAACAAGAAAAAAAACAACTAAAACAAACAGAGGTTAATAGAGTTATTGCGTTGGACTCATAGTTTCAATATACTTAATAATAAATTGTTCGTTTTTTAATACTGAATCTAATACTGGTTTATAATGCTCTCTAAACATAGCACGTGATTTGTCTTCTTTAAATTTTGATAATGGAAACCATTGGATTTGTTTTTTCTCAAATAGCCCATTATGTTGTGTTTCAATTTTATCTCGTAAATGGAATTCAGCAAATTTATTTACATTTGTAAAATACATAGGCAGTTTTTTATCATAATTTGTTCTAAAAATATAACTTGTATATCTATCAAAACTAATTGATAATATGAAATTATTACTAACATTTGTTTCAAAATCATTTTCATCACCTAAAAATCCGTTTAATTCTTCACATCCTTCTCTAATTGCTGTTTTATATGGTTTTTCTCCTTTATGTGGACTTCCGCCAAAGTCACACCATAAATTATTATTTCTTTCTTGACCTAATAATAAAAATAATGTGCCTTTATATAATGCTACTGGTAAAACACCTGCTCCCATAGTAATTAATTACTTGATAAATGGTTTAGTATTGTATAAAATATATTTCAATTTTTTATTTAATATTAAATAAAAAATTTTAAACATCAAAAAAAAATTTTTTATGTTTGTTTTTGGTTTTTGTTTTAGTTTTTGCTTTGGTTTTTTAGAACTCTAGTAGCTGTGTTTTTTTGTTATTTTTATTTGCTTTTTAGTTTACTTTAACACATTTGTTTGGAAGCTGTTGTTGTTGGACATTATTATGCTTTCTAAATGGAATCACTAGAGATGACTTGTAAGCATTTTTAACCTCTGTTTTGTTTAGAATCGCATAATTAGGATTTTCTACACGCTTATGCGCATTTTTATTTACTAAAAGTGGCCAAAAATTTTCTCCTTGATACTTAAATCGTGTCATAGTAGTAGGATTCATGACGTCTTCTTGGAGTTGCTTGGATTCATCACTGGTAAACCACTCGTCAAAATGAACAAATGCTTCACGACGCTGTTTAATTTTGTTGAAAACGAAGTCAACACGCATTACTTTTCCAATATTATGCGTTTTGAACATCTTAATAATATATTCCTCACTTGCGTTGCGAATAATAGGAATATAGAGCGAAAGAACCGACATTTGTTTTGCTTAGTTAGTGGTTAGTAATTAACTTATATTATCTTTAAATAATATTTAAAATGAAATCAATTTTTTTTTACTATAACAAAATTATAAATAAAATTATAAATAAAATTATAAATATTGTTTCTAATAATTTCTAAAATTGATAAAAATTATTATTACATTGTAAGGTTTTAATAGAAAGACTTTTATAACTAATGAATAATAACAATAACAAGCGAAAAAATAATAATTTTATTAATACTTATGTGCCAATTTTGTCTAATAAATATAAATTGTATGATAGTTATAATAATTTGTTAAATTGTGATAAAGTAGTAATTATGGATAATCATGTATGTTTTGATGCTCTTATTAATAAGGAAAACATATTTGCTTTGATTAATTTTATTAATATTATTATTGCTAATAAGCATTTGTTTAGTGATTTTAAAATTTACATACATATTAATTGTAAAGGTGGTAGTTTTACAGAACTTTCAAATTTTATTAATTTTAAGAAAACGTGTGCCTATGAAATAGTATCTATTATTGATAAAGAATGCTATGATAGTGGATTTATTTTGGCATCATTATGTAATTATAGAATTATAAATAAAAATGCTAAAGTTTATATGTCCAAATTTCTCATTAGTGCTAAGGGCGATTATTATTGGAACTATTTTAATCAGTGTACTAATGAACAAATAACTGACTATAAAATATTATTTTATAGTATTTTATGTGATGTTGTCGAGTCTAATATAACACGTGAAAAATTAGATAGTTATTTACAAAAAAATATGATTATTGTTTGGGATTGTAAAAAATATAAAAAATTGGGTTTTGCCGATGAAATCATTTAATTATATAAACATTCAAAAGTTATAATAAAACTCCAATCCATATTGTTTAAACTAAATGGTCTGCCATATTCATCTAACAATTGAACCTTCAATTTATTTATACTTGTTGGACCAAAATATTCTCTAATGTGTTTATGATTGTAGTAAATATCTCCAGCATAAGCACCTTGTTTAAATGCTGTTTTTTCTTCTAATAATGATAATATGTTAATACGTGTTATAATATTTGGAGCAACAATAGAGTCAGAAGCAATAGCAAAATGATTTTGAGAACTTGATTGAAAATCGTCTAGCGCTATATAAATATAACGTGGATAATTTATATGACATATTCCAGTTGAAACAGCATATAGATCATTTGAATCTATTATTATTGAGTTGTTTCTAAAACCTAGTTGCCATCCTAATTTTTGATATAATTCATTTGAATAACAATTACTTGAATTAGCGTTTGGATTATTTACATTAAAATTTATTCTTATTTTATAATTGCCTAAAATATTATTTGTAATATTATTTGAATTATCATATTTAAAGCAACTAAAACCTGATCTTGGATCTATAACAAATTTTAAATTATTTGAAATATCTATAAAATTTACATTTTGTATTTTATCATTAATTTCTTTTTCAATATCATAACATATTATTTTACGAACATCATTTGGAGCATATGAAGAAATACGTGATTCATATAAACCAGGACTTAGTTCTACCATTATTGTAGCTAGTGAAGTGCCAGCGGAACTTAATTGTTCAATGGTAAAAAAATTATTATTATAATAATTTGAAACATTATGGTATGTAAGAGGTATTTCTATTGAACTTATGGACATTGTAATTGCTCGTGAAATTGTTTCTGGTAATTGTATTATATAATTATGACTTTGATTATCTGTTAGTTCATAATTTTGTCTAAAAATACTATCTATTGTATATATTTTTTTAAGTAATGATTTATTTGTTTGTTTATAGTTTCCAAGTGTATTTTCACCATTATTTGTTATATATTGATTGCCATTGTATTCTTTTATAGCGTATATGCTATTATTATTATTATTATTTGTTGCTAATAAATTAGCAATTAATTTATTTTTTATATTATCAAGAAAAATATATAATTCTGTTTTTTTTGATTCACTAATATTGCTTTTGCTTATGCTATGTGCTATACTTTCTTTTGAATAGTATATATTTTCGCTAGTATAATTTTTTTGTAGTTTTAATAATTTTTCGAGTTCACCAATAGTATAAGTATTAATATCCAAATTAATATTGCTCATTGATTATAAATTTATAATAATATAATAAATTATTATTAATATATTAATTTGTTAAAACATTATAATTTGTTAAAACATTAAAAATTGTTAAAACATTATAATTTGTTAAATTGTTAAAATATTAAAAATTGAAATAATAATTTGTTAAAATAATTAATAATTAATAATTAATAATTAAGTGACTAATAATTAAGTGACTAATAAATGAATACACAAATAGAAGATTTTATTGCTAGTAAAAATAATAGTGGTGCTGAGAACTATAATAATATTGATATTTCCCAATGGAATGTAAATGGTTGTAAAAAAATACTTGAAAAGTTATTATTGTGGATTAGTAATAATGATACACTGGTAAATAATCCAGATAATAATGAATTATATAAAAAATTCGAAATTGAATTTAATAAGCAAGTTCGTGTGTCAAAAATTACAAATATTAGAAAATCTATTTTATTAAATGTGCTGAATAATGTTTTTAATAGTAACGATTTTGATGATGACGTGAAAATTTATTTACCGGTTTTAAAGTTGCTTTTGCGAAAAAAACCGATGCGTAACATTTCAGGCATTACTAGTATTACAGTTATAACTGCTCCCTTTCCAGATGGACAAAAATTTAGTTGTAAGCATAATTGTTATTATTGTCCAAATGAACCAGCACACGAAGGCAATAATTGGCAAGCACAACCAAGGAGTTATTTATATTATGAACCTGCCGTTTTACGAGCAAATCAACACAAATTTCAAGCAATTGGTCAAATGTTAAGTCGTTTGGATACATATTTTAATAATGGACATGTTATTGACAAGCTAGAAATTATTATTGAAGGCGGAACATATACGGAATATCCCGTGGATTATTTACAGCGCTTTCATCGTGATTTATTTTATTGTGCTAATATTTATTTTGATTTACGTAAAACTTATGCTAATTATGACAATAGTTTAAATAATAAGTTGGATTTAGAAGATTTAAAAAATATTCGTAGTCCATTAAGTATTGAAGAAGAAATCAAAATAAATAAAACTGCCAAAGTTCATATTATTGGCATATGTATTGAAACGCGACCGGATGCGTTGGATGATGACTGGTTAATGCGTTTTAGATTATGGGGTGTTACACGTGTTCAACTTGGTGCCCAACACGTTGATAATGCTATTTTAAAGAAAATTAATCGTGGTCATAGTGTGGAGCAATTATTGTGGGCAATACGTTATTTAAAAGATAATTGCTTTAAAATAGATATTCATATTATGCCTGATTTGCCTGGTGCCAGTGTTGCCATTGATAAAGCGATGTTTGATTATGTGTATAGTGTTGTTTGTCCAGATCAAATGAAGGTTTATCCTTGCCAAACAGTTCCTTGGACGGTAATAAAAAAATGGCATAGTGAAGGAAAATATGTTCCCTATTTTGACATTGATCCAAAATTATTAATTGATGTTGTGCGTTATTCTATGGAAACTTGTCCAAATTGGATCCGTTTACCGCGTGTTATTCGTGATATTCCGTGTTCTGTTTATGTTGAAGGTGGAAACAATATTGGTAATATGCGACAAATAATTGACGCTATGCTTGAAGGGGAGGGAGTTTGTTCTAATGATATACGTGCGCGTGAAATTGGGCGTCATACTAAATATTATAATAAGATGGCTAATTATAATAGTTATTATTATAGAGGAAATGAGGGGGACGATTATTTTATTGCTTATGAAAGTTATGATTGTAAAGCGTTGTTTGGTTTTATTAGATTACGTATTGTAGACCCTAATAAAAATATGACTATTTTTAGTATTTTAAAGAATCGTGGACTTATTCGAGAATTACATATTTATGGTAGCACTACTGCTGTAAATAGTTTTGCCAAAAATGGTTGCCAACATACAGGAATTGGTAAAGGATTATTAAGTTATGCCGAGCGTAAAACAATGGAACATGGACTTTATGGAATTGTTGTAATTAGTGGTGAAGGTGTAAAAGAATATTATGAAAAAAGAGGTTATAGAGAAGTTGATACGTTTATGGTAAAAGATTTTTGGTTTTTACAAGTTTGGTTTTATTATTTAAGAGCCAAAATAATTTATTATTGTGGTTTGGTGTTTAATTTAAGATTTTATATTACCATTTTGGTCTTGTTGCTTGTCTTGGTGTTGGTGGCGGTGGATTAGGATGTCTAGTTGTTGTGCCTAGGTCTTGGTCGACGAATTCGTGCTGCTTTAGGATGTCTAGTTGCTGTCTCATTTTTTTCATATCATCTTCATCTAAAAGCATAATAGCCATTGCCGAATAATTATGTAAATCAATTAAAGTATCTCTTAGTGATTCGGTGTCTACTAAACTTACAGATGTTGTTGAAATGGATTGAAGGCGTGCAATTTTATCTCCCATTCGAACTAATACACCAACTACACCATATTTTGCAAAGGCATCTCCATAGTCTTGGTTTTTTCTTTTGAATAATTCTAAACCTTCACTTTGGATTAATTGCATTTGTGAAACTCTTTCCTTGTTTGTTATGCTAGTTTCTTCTAATTCAAGGTTTAAGTTAAATTTGCTAGTTGAATCCATTATGTATTGTAATATATAATTTATTTTTATATAATAAAAATAAATCAATTTTTATTTTATTTTATCTTATTTTATTTTATTTTCCTCCACAACTTTGGCAAGATTTATTTCCTGTAACAAATAAAGGTAACATATTTCTATTTGATGCTGAACCTAATCTAAATAAAGGTTGCGGTTGAGTTTGTGCTTGTATTTGTTGTATATATTGTGTTTGGTTGTATACTAACTGACTTTGTGTTGTTAAATTCATTCTTAATAGTGGCATAGTACTTTTATTAATATTATTTAATATTTTATTTTAATGTAATATTTGCTTATTATTTTAACAATTAGAAACACAATTATTATTTTGAGTAGTTAGCGAATAATATTTTGTTTTATTTCCACTAATTGGTAATGATTGAATTGTTTGTGTTTTTTGTGTTTTCAATGTTCCTGATTTCTTTTTTGCTAAATATCGCGCATATGAATTATGTTTAATATCTATACCCTTATTTTCTTTGTTAGATGTTTCAACGTTTGTAGAAACTTCGCCATGTGCTTGTGCTCTATCACTAGCATTATGCCAGGGTTTTTTAGAAGCACTATTATTTATATCTTGTACTACATTTAATGAACTAATTACTTGTGTATAATTTGAAGACGATGTGTGTAATTGATTTTGTATTTCTTTTTGAATTTGAATTGTATTATGAGAACTTGAAGCATCTATTGGACAAACAACAGGTTTTTTATATTTAAAATTAGAATTTGTATTTGAAAAATGAGTATCACAATTTGAGACTTGTGAAAAGGGATGCATTAAAAATGAGGCTTTTGAATTTAAGTATATGTTGTTAGGTATTGAAGTTCCATAGTTAAGTGTATCATTTACTTTACAAGTAAGTCTATGATTTATAGTACCAGAATTGTTGCGTAGTGCTGCTTTTAATTTTGTATCATAATTATAAAATGTGGTATCTAAAATAGGCATATTGCTATAAATTAAGATTATATTTTAATTTTGTATTTTATTGTTTACTTGATAAAATTGAAATAATATTTTTTTTCTAATAGCATGATATAAATTATTAATGAAAAATGAATACTAGTCAAAGAGTTGAAAATAAATTTATATGTACTTATTGTAAAAAAATTTATATTCGTAAAGCATCTTATAATAATCATTTAATAAAATGTAAGTTATGTAGATTTTCCAGTAATTGTGGAAAAACTGAATTAGAGTCTGAGCCAGAGACCGAGTCTGAGTCTGAGCCTGTTGTTACTATGGACTCTCTAAAAAAAGATTTAACAATACATAATTTATTTGCGATGGTAATAATGTTATATAATAAATATGAAAAGTTAGAAAGTGAATATACTGAATTAAAAAAATATGTTACTATTACTAAAAATAAGATTAACATATTAGATTATTTAAATGAAAACTTTAAGCATGATTTTATGAATATGGATGCTGGCGGAACCAATATTACAAAATTTATTGATGAATTAGTAATTGGTGAAGACCAATTACAGAAAATATTTAAATACGATTATGTTGATGGAATTTTTAATATTATTTGCGATTATATAAATGTTAAGGGGTCATTGGTGCCTATTAAATGTTTTAATACTAAGGAAAATGTATTATATATATTTGATGGAGAGCTATGGTTAATTATGGATGATAATTATTTGCGAAAGTTTATTAAATCTTTTGATAAGAAAATTTTGACAAAATTTGTAGAATGGAAAAAGATTGCTGAAAAAACTATTGATCCAGAGATTTTTGGAGAGATTTATATTCAAAATATGAAAAAAGTAATTGGTGGTAATTATGAAAAGAAGAATCCGGCTTCTATGATTAAAAATCGACTATATAAACATTTGAAAGTTGATTTAAAAAGTATTGTATCTTATGATTTTGTTTAGGTTTGTTTATAATCTCTCAAATTCGTATTTTTAATACTTTGAAAAAAATTGATTTGTTTATTTTTATTTTTTATTTTTAGTATTAAGATTGCTAAAGAAGTTTGTGCCGCTTAATGATGTATACGTTTTTATTGGAAGTGCTACCTCTGCCTAATGAGATTGTGGAACTTATTTATGGGTTTATGAAAGTGAATGCTGCCAATGCGATTGGTTCCTACTTTAAAACAACTAAGCAGTCTAATGCTGCGTTTGTATATTTGGCAAATTATAAAGTTCATTATATTTCTATAACTTCAATATATTCAATAAGGAACAATGCTAATTATGTTGCGCATTATCTTAAAGATGAAGTTATTACTAAATTATATAATAATTTAATTATTATGTATAAATCGCATTATAGTCGGACCAATTATTCAAGAAATATTTGGCATTGTGTGTTAAATAATATTTCACAGATTTTAATGTATTACTATAATAGATTGGCGTTTAGTGATAGTTTAAAAAAGAATAATATTAATTATAATTATTTAAAAGGGTGTATTGAAGTATGGTTTAAGTTATGTCAAAAATACAATTTCTATTTAGCGTTATTTTATATTAATAGTGCCAAAAAAGTTAATTGCGTTGTTAAGGCAATCCAATTAAGAACACGGACTATTAAAAACTTTGCAGAGTTTAGAGTTTCGCCGCTAGTTACTATGAGGTCTGATGATTATTGCAAAAATCTTTGTTATAGTAAGTTAATTGCTCACCATAGTCTATTGGGTTTAGACGCATATGGGCGAAGGCTTTATTAGATTAATTAATGTTTACTTCTATAATGTGTATTTTTGCCATTCTTTTTTCTATGTTTTTTTACTATGTTTTCTTATATGTTTTTTGGTTCTTTTAAAACCTGCCTTAGTTTTAGTGGAAACAATTGCTGTTTTCTGTAATATATCTAATAACCCCTTTTCCCATAGTTCTGTAATTTCATCTACTTTTTTTGATTGTGTAGGATAATTTTGTAATGGCCAAAAGGGTGATAAAGTATCGTATTTTTTTTTTAATAATAACTCTAATAAAATACCTTTATGAATTGGATTATTATATTGAAAATAGGTCGTAAAATAAAATTCTAATTCCATACTAAATCCAAAATTATATAAAATATTTTGAACTTTATCTAGTTCATTTTGTTCTAATTTTTCATTACTTAATAATTTATTTATTATTGTTTGTGTAGGTATATTTGGAGAACTTTCTACATAAACTTCTTTTACTTCAACTCCATTTAATATTTCTTTGTATTCTTTTTTAGCAAATGCTTTTTCTGCTTTCTTTGCTAATGTATTAAATTTTTCTAACTTTGTTTCATCTTTACATCTATTTGCAAGTATTTGTATTTGACGACGTTGATTGGTGTTAACAAAAATGTCTATAGTATAAGTAATTTTATCATTATCAATAGTAGTAAAATCTTCATAACAAGGATATCCTAATATTTTACCCATTTCTGTTAATGAAATAGTTTTGTTACCATTATAGTCAATTTTAGAAATGATTACACCTTGATAGGTATCATAGTCCGTACTTAACATTAACTTTGGAAAAGAGTGTTTAATTTCTTCTATAATAGCATTCGTTTTTGGATCTTTATGTGTTGTTTCTTTATAATCTACTGGTTGGACTAGCATCGCAGGTCTTACATTTTCATTTACTAAAATACAATTTAAAAGAACGTTAATAGGTAATTTTTTTTCATTAACTGACATCTATTATTATATATATATATATATATATAATAATTATATTGTATGAAAAAAATTGATATATAAATTTTGTATTGCTTATATTAACAAGAAGTAGCTTAAAAAGGCTACCAAAAAGTTTATATGGTGGCAATGAAATATAGATGTCAATGTATCACACTTGAAGGTCGCAGATGTAAGAAAGCGTTTAGTTTTGTTTGTAATAAAACTAAGTGTTGTTTTATTCACGCTAAGGCATATTTAAAGTATGTTTTAACTATTCAAAAAGCATATAAAGGATATCATTGCCGCAAATATGTCAGATTGCTTGCTAGATTGCCTTGTGATATTCAAGGAAGAATTTTATTTTATATGCGCGAACCGTTGTATAATGCTAGGAGAAATAAGTGTATACAAGCACTACTTACTAGAAAGTTTGTTTCAATTTTTGGAATTCCTGAAAATATAGGTGCAAATTTTGCTAGTGTATTTTTAGGAGTGTGGCGAACGAGTATTTTTACAATGATTAAAGGACAATTTAATGAACACGTGTTATTGATTGCGCATTTATACAAATTGTATACAAAATATTTGACAATTAGTAATGTTAAATGTAATTATGGTTTATACATTATTAGTGATGTTGTTAAAAAGGATATACAAGAATGTTCTTATTACTATCATTATGCGGGGGAACCTTATTTATATACTGATGAGGAATTGGCAGCGCTTCATAAGAGTGAGCAAGAATTAGAAAAAAGTATTAGTGCTTATAAG